AGAAATTTCAGCTATTCAGCGGTAGGATATGGGCGTGGAGGCTAACTAAATGGCAAGAGTCAATTCAACAAATAAAGAAACAGCAAGTAATTTTAGTCCTGATAACGGTACTGGTGCGCAAGTTAGAGCAGCTATAAAAGATGTCCTTGAATCTTTGAGAACTTTAAATAGTGCGTCAGGAGATCCATCTGGTACGGCAAACCTCGCAGCTTATCAGCCGCACATTGATTCAGACACGAATTTACTTAAAATTAGAAACTCTGCAAACTCAGCATTTATAACACTTGGTAATGTAAGTCAAACTAATTTAGGGCTTTTGCCTTTGACTGGCGGCACTTTGACAGGTGTACTTGCATTATCAAACGCTTCAGCTTCAGCACCATCGGTTCATTTTGGCGATAGTACAACTGGATTATTTAGAAAAGGCAGCAATCAAATTGGCCTTACATTTAGCGGAACAGAGAAAGCATTTTTTGATCAAAATGGTTTGACTTTACAGGCACAAACAGATTTGAGATTTGCAGATTCTGATTCTAGTCATTATGTAGGATTTCAAGCTCCAGCAACAGTGTCATCAAGTCTTACATGGACATTACCAGCGACTGACGCTGCTGTATCTGGTTATGCTTTAGTATCAAATGCCTCTGGTACTTTGTCATGGGCTGCGGCTGGTGGTGGAGCAGTTGGAAATGGAAATGAAATATTCTGGGAAAATGATCAGACAATAACTGGTGATTATACAATTACAAACAACAAAAATGCTGGAAGTTTTGGCCCTATAACTATACAAAGCGGCACAACAGTAACAGTCGGTGCAGGGGAAACATGGACTGTGGTATAAAAGTGTATATAATTAATTTAAGGTTATAAAGTTATGAGTACATTAAAAGTTAACAGCATAATACCAGTTGCGGGAGTTCCAACAGGCGGTGGCGGTGGAATAATTCAAACTGTTCAAGCAACTAAAGGCGATGTTTTCACAACAACAAGTACAAGCAATGTAGATGTAACTGGTTTATCAGTTTCTATTACACCAACATCTACTTCAAGCAAAGTATTAGTACTTGTTTATTTAAATGCTATTGTTACAGCAAGTGGAAACCATTATGGAGGAAGGATGCAATTAGTAAGAGATTCAACAGATATTGCTAGAGGTGCTGCTGATGGAAGTAGGCAAAGATGTACAACTGGTATACAAGGCAATGGCAGTATTTTTGCACAAAATGTAGGCATAAATTTTTTGGATACTCCATCTTCTACAAGTCAACTCACATATAAAGTACAAGTTGCGCACACGCAAGGTATAAATATTCGCATCAATGGGTCAACAGATGATTCTAATAGTGCTACTTATGGACAAAGAAATCTATCAACAATAATAGCCATGGAGGTGTCAGCATGATTACTTCCATGTATAATCTAATTAAAAACTGATTATGGCCTTAGATCACGAAGCAATTTACAAAGCATATGCGGGAACTGTAGTTTCTATTGATGATAGTGCAGGAGCTTTTGATGCAAGCGGTAATTCAGTAAGTCTCGACCAAAGCAAGATTGACAGTGCGAGAGCTACTTTAGATGCTGAAGCTGCTGCTGTTAAGTACAAGACAGATAGAACAACTAATGGGTCGACTACATATGCTTCTATAGGAGATCAGTTAGATATGTTATATAAAGATATAGTTGCTGGAACTGTCACGACATCAGGTACATGGGCAACTCATATTAAAGCTGTAAAAGACGCTAATCCCAAGCCATGAGTACATTAAAAGTTAATAGTATTACGAATACTTCTGGTGGCACTGATATTAATGGTGTCGGCATCTTTCAAAGCTACGCATTAATTGGCGATAAAAAAGATGGGTCTACAGCAGGAGGGTCATTAACATCTGGCGATTGGCGAACACATGATTTACAAACTGAATTTTCAGACCCTGATGGTATCGTTTCTATAAGTAGCAATCAATTTACTTTACAGGCAGGATCATATTTTGTTGTACATAAATCAATTATTTATCATTCAAATAGCGGTGTTACTAAACTTTATAACGTAACTGATGGAGCAGATGTAAGTAATTCTTTTTCTTGCCCTGTTTATGCAAGAAATAGTAGTAGTCATGCCCTTCAACTTTCGGGTAGTGCAAGATTTACAATATCAGGAGCAAAAGCTTTTGAGTTGAGAACAAGGGCTGCTGTTGACAACTCAGGTGGTTTTGGAATTGCTAGCACTTTCGCTGACAACTTTTACGCAATTATTGAAATTTTCAAGGAGACTTAATGATGGCAATTAACTCAGATACAGACATAAATTTAGCTTTACTGAAACTTGGTAAAAATGCAAATTTTTACAGATTAGATCAGACACCTCCACCTCATCAAATTATTGAATGGGATTCCAGTAATAAGGATTCTCAACCTTCTGATGATGAATTAAATGCTGCTTTTACAGCTTGGAAAAATGAAAATGAGTACAAAGAAAAAAGAGAAGTAGCTTACCCGTCAATCGAAGAACAAATGGATATGCAATATTGGGATAGCGTCAATGGCACTACAACATGGAAAGATGCTATTGCCAAAGTAAAATCAGACAACCCAAAGCCTAGTTAATTATGAGCCAACTTAAAGTAAATTCAATCGTTCCTGTCGGTGGTTTACCAGCTGGTTCCAATGGTGGAATAATACAATGCGTTCAAACAGTTTTAACTGACACTAAATCATATACCGCTAATTCCGACACTTATACTGATATGCCTGGATTTAACTGTACTATTACTCCATCTAGCAATAGCAATAAAGTATTAATAGTGGTTGGAATAGGTGCTATACATCAAAATGCAGGAACTATTATTGGAAAAGTTTTAAGAGGCAGCACAGATATTGGTATAGGTGATGCAGATAGCAACAGAATGCGAACTGGTTTTAGAATGTATGGAAGCAGTATTTATAACGGAAACCATTGTGGTAGTTATCATTTTACTTTTTTAGATAGCCCTGCAACTACAAGTGCAACGACTTATAAATTACAAACTGCTGGCGAAAGTAACACAAGCTATCCAGTTTATTTAAATAGAGCATTGAATGATGCTGATAATGGTTTTGTCTATAATTCAAGAGCTATTAGCACCATGACCCTTTATGAAGTAACAGCATAATGGCAATAATTCCAGGCAAGAAAAACTTTACTGTTGATAGGAGAGCAGACTTTCCTATTAAATTGACATTTAAAGATTCTACTGGATCGGCAATAAATTTAACTGGATATACTGTGGCTGCACAGGTTTACGATGAATCACGTTCCACGAAGTATGCAGATTGGACAGTGGCTTATACAGATAGAACCAACGGAATCGTAGATATTTCTCTATCTGATACTGATACTGCGACTTTTACTCCAGATATTTTATTTTATGACGTATTATTAACAGAACCAGGTGGTAGCAAAAACTATTATTTAGAGGGTAAACTATTTATAAGTGAGGGTTACACAGCATGAGCAATCCTAATCAAGTTGTAGTTTCACAGGTTTCTGATGTAACTACAGTTGAGATCACAACACAGGGTCCACAAGGTCCAGCAGGATCTATTGCTGGTCTAACTTTTGATGTTTCTGGAAAAGTTGATAATGCTGTGCTGTATTATCACGCTGCTTCTGATACATTTAAAGCAGACAACACAACAACTAAATTAACACTTGTCGATGGAGGTAATTTCTGATGGCTAATACAATTAGAATAAAAAGATCTACTGGATCGTCAAACCCAACGTCATTAGAAAATGCAGAGATAGCATTTAGAGAAGGTGATGAAGTATTAGTTATTGGTAAAGGAACAGGAGGAGCAGGAGGATCTGCTACATCTATTGAAGCTATAGGTGGTAAGGGAGCATTTTTTGATAAGGCAACAGTAAGAGGAGCTAATTTAGTATTATCAGGACCAACAACAGGTAGTGACGCTGCACCTACATTTAGATCACTTGTTGTCGCAGATATTCCAACATTAACAGCATCTAAAATTAGTGATTTTGATACACAAGTAAGAACAAATAGACTTGACCAATTAGCTAGTGCAACAAGTACTGTTTCTGGAGTTACACCCACTGCTGATGCTCATTTTGCAACTAAAGGATATGTAGATTCTGTTAGTGAAGGATTAGATGTAAAAGGAAGTTGTGTTGCAGCTACAACAGCAAATATTACTATTGCAACTGCTCTTAATAGTGGTGATTCTATTGACGGAGTAACTCTTGCAAATGGAGACAGAGTTCTTGTTAAAGATCAGAGCACAGCCACACAAAATGGTATCTATGTTGTTGGAGACACACCAGCAAGGGCTGATGATTTAGCTACAGGGGCTGATGCTGCTGGTGCGTTTTCTTTTGTTGAGCAGGGATCAACTAATGCTGATATTGGATTTGTTTGTACATCTAATAAAGGATCTGCTGTTGTAGGAACAAATAATTTATCATTCAGTACATTTTCTTCTAGCGGTAACGTAACTGCTGGTGATGGATTAGATAAATCTGGTAATGAATTGAGTGTTGATTTGAAGGCTAATGGTGGACTTGTTATTGAATCTACTGAAATTGCTGTTGATCTTGCTGCTAGTTCTATAACAGGAACACTTGCGATTGGCGATGGTGGAACGGGTGCTACAAGTGCAAGTGCAGCTAGAACTGCTTTAGGACTTGCTATCGGCACTAACGTTCAAGCGTATGATGCAGATTTAGCTAATTTATCTGGCTGTCAATCTGGTGCTTCTGCTGCTTTAGCAGCTTTGACTTCAACTGAAGTGGCTATTCTCGATGGAGCGACAGTATCGACTTCTGAACTGAACATTATGGACGGAGATACTGCTGCAACATCTACTACTTTAGCAGCAGCAGATCGTCTAGTAATGAACGATGCAGGAACCATGAAACAGGTTGCATTATCTGATCTAGTTACATTTTTAGAAGATGAAAGTGCCTCTAGTTTTGATATAGATGGAGGAACATACTAAATTTAACCATCAGGAGGTCGAACAATGGCTAACACAATTAAATTAAAAAGAGGTTCTGGTAGCGATCCAGGTACATCTGATCTTTCTGTTGGCGAATTAGCTATAAGAACTGATACAGCCTTACTTTTTACAAAGAATGATGGTGGTTCAGTAGTTCCGATAGGCATTTCTGATGGAGACAAAGGAGATATAACAGTTAGCAGTAATGGTGGTACGTTTACTATTGATAGTGGAGTTGTAACCTCTGCCAAGATAGCCGATGGAACTATCGTAAATGCTGATATAAATTCAAGTGCAGCAATAGATGGATCAAAAATATCACCAGCTTTTACTTCAGATATAACTGGAACGGGTAATTTAACACTTACTTCGACTGATGCTGGTAGTTCTGCTGCTCCAGAATTTGAACTTTACAGAAATAGCTCATCACCAGCAGATTCAGATTATTTAGGTCAACTTAAATTTACTGGTGAAAGTGATGATGGCAGCAAAGAAGTGTATGCAAAGATAACAGGAAAGATTAGTGATGCCAGTTCTGGTACGGAAGACGGAATTATTGAATTTGCACATAGAAAAGCTGGTTCAAATGTAATTACAGCAAGATTTACAAGTACAGCATTTAAATTAATAAATGGAACTGAACTTGAAGCTGAAGGTGGGGCTACTGTTACAGGAAATATTGCAGTATCAGGAACAGTTGATGGTAGAGATGTAGCTGCTGATGGTACGAAACTTGATGGCATAGAGAGTGGAGCCACCGCAGATCAAACAAAATCAGATATAGATGCTCTTGGAATTGCAGCTTCTACAGCAGCAACATTAGCTACGGCAAGAACAATAGCTGGTGTTTCTTTTGACGGTTCTGCAAATATATCACTCAATAATAACGCTATAACTAATGGTGCAGGATATTTAGCTGATATTGTCAGTGATACCTCTCCTCAACTTGGAGGTGATTTAGATGTTCAGTCAAGCAAAATAACCACAGCAACGAGCAATGGTAATGTAAAGATCGAACCAAATGGTACTGGAGTTGTTGAAGTTAGAGGTGCTGGAGGTAATGATGGTAAATTACAACTAAACTGCTCTGCACAAAGTCACGGAATAATATTAGCTTCACCTGCTCATAGTGCAGGACAATCTTACACGTTAATTTTTCCAGATAATCAAATTGCTGCTGATAAATATTTAAAAATAAAAAGTATTTCTGGATCGGGTTCGACTGCGATAGGTCAAGCAGAATATGCTTCACTTGATGCTAATGATCTTGGAGAAGGAACTGTACCTGATGCAAGATTTCCGTCTACATTACCAGCACTCAACGGATCTGCACTTACTAATTTGAATGGAAGTAATATTGCTTCTGGAACTATTGCAGCAGCTAGAGTAGCAACTTTAAATCAAGATACAACTGGAAACGCTGCAACAGCTACAGCTTTAGAAACAGCAAGAACTATTGCAGGGGTTTCGTTTGACGGTACGGCTAATATATCTCTGAACAATAATGCAATTACCAATGGTGCTGGCTACATAACCGCAACTCTAACCAATGAGCAAGTTCAAGATATTGTTGGAGGTATGCTTACTGGTAATACTGAAACAGGCATAACAGTAACGTACCAAGATAGCGATGGCACTATAGATTTTGTCGTTGGCACGTTAAATCAAGACACTACAGGAAATGCTGCTACTGCAACGGCTCTTGAAACTGCACGAAACATTGGTGGAGTATCGTTTGATGGCACGGCAAATATAAACCTTCCTGGTGTAAATACTGCTGGAAACCAAGATACCTCTGGTACTGCTGCTATCGCAACAACTGTAACTGTAGCTGACGAATCTTCTGATACTACTTGTTTTCCTTTGTTTGCTACTGCTGCAACTGGTAACTTAGCCCCTAAAAGTGGATCTAATTTAGCCTTTAATTCATCAAATGGCACATTGACTGCAACTGCATTTTCTGGTGATGGGTCTGCATTAACAGGAATATCGGCTGGAGCTACAGGTGGTGGATCTGATGAAATATTTTACGAAAATGGTCAGAATGTAACGACTGACTATACTATTACTAACGGCAAAAATGCCATGTCTGCTGGTCCGATCACTATAGATAGCGGTGTTACTGTTACTGTAGGAGCAGGAGAAACTCTTACTATTGTTTAATTTATGAAAGCAATTATCGAAAAACAGTTAGTTCAATGGAAAGAAGAACTAGCAAAACACGTTGAGACTAGAAATCAAGCACAAAAAGTATTAGAAGAAGAAACAAAAACTATTTTAATGATTGAGGGCGGGATACAGGCGAAGGAGATGTTGTTGAGGAAGATCGAACAAGAATCCCAGCCAACAGGTACAGTGGAGCTAACCCAAGAATCAAAGCCAAAGTCATCAAAGTAATTGGCATACAAGCTTTTAGGAGGGCTTCTTTAATCATGTTTCAAAAAATTGCTAACGTATTGAGTATCATCTCATTTGTAATGGTAGCTTCCATGAGTGGTGGAGCATACCTTGGTTACAAGTATGTAACTTCAGAACAGTTCAAATCAAAAGTAATGAATGAGGTTCTTGGAAATGTACAGGGAATGATGCCAAAGATATTAGATAATGGTTTACCTAAAATGACAGGTCCATCTATGCCGATTATTAAATGAACTGTTGGCACTGTAAGACAGAACTTATATGGGGTGGAGATCATAGCTTAGATGAAGAAGATTATCCGTTAAAGTCTGGAGAATACAGCATGATAACTAATCTTTCTTGTCCTAAATGTTATTCTTTTGTAGAGGTTTTTTTACCAAGAAATGCCTACGATTGATATACCTCGTTTTGATATAAACAAGGTAGAAATACATGAAATACCCGTATGGAAAACTGACATACAAACATTAAATAATATAAGTAAACCTATAGTTGATATTCCTGGTTGTGTAAGAGTACATAAAAATAATCTTACAAGTCTCATAGATAGTGATAAAGATGAATACGGTACATATACAGAATGTGGTAACTTCAGTATTCCTAGTTTTGAACCTTTGCAGTATAACCCCAACGAATTTGTATATACGCAATCAGAAACCCCCACAAATCAGGAGCAAGAATTTGTCCAGCCTACAGTAGAACAGCCAAAATACGAGCCAAAAAAGAAAAAAGATGATCCACTATTTGTTGCTTGCCCTGGAAAAAAAGACCAAAGAGTAGGGGATTATCGTAACGAATTTAAATTGGAGCGTGTCATCGGACACGAAAAAAGCGAAGATGGTAGTGAATGTATAACTCTCTATGAAGACGTTAAATTCATCGAGCAATACATACCGAATCCTCCACAGCTTGTTAGTACTGCTGTTATTGCTACTGTTGCTGCCTCTACTCCATTACTGCTTAATATTGTCAAACCTTTAATAAAGAATTTAATAAAAAAGCTTACAAAAAAGAAAAATGATGTAAAATGATATTAAGCATCTGTCTCTGGTTTGGTATCCAGACGTAAAGAGGTTGAGTAATACTGCTAAGTGGGTTACTTTCTCGGCAGTTGCTTACTTAGCAAAAGTGTTTTTGAGATTTCCTTTTGCTTATAAATTAGTAGGTAGACTAGTTGGAAGGGGTCTATCTACTTTTTTATTTTTAAGGTAGAATGTTCATCCGTAGATAAGTTTAATACCCGTGACTTGTCTACTTAAATTTGTGAGTATGTGGGATAACTTGATTTGGAGGAGGTTGAACAATGACCCCCTCACATAATTTTGCAAAGTTACTTGAAGGATCGAAATATATTCCCTTTAACATTAGCTCTCCACAATTTTTTAATCTTGCAATCTCATAGTTGAGCATCTTTGCATTTAATTCTTGCTTTTGTAAATTTATCTGTGTGTTAGCTGCATCAAGACAGGAATCTTGAAATCTGTTGTCTAGCGGAATATTAAATGTAAGTGCGAATCCAAAGTTAAGTCCTAGAGAATCCTTGTTACCACTGTAATTTTCTTGGTAATAAAGAACATTTCCTGGATTATCAGGAACCCCATCATCGTTTGCGTCTGTTGGATCGTACACGGGCGTATTATAAATATAGTCCTGTGGTCTTTTTTGGTTGAACGATGTAGTGACAAATGGGCTAACGGTCATCTGTGGTCCAGAACATTTAATATTATTTCCGTATGTATTTTCTACCATCGGACCTCCTAAAACTTGAGTCGCAAAGTTTGAAACCGATCCAGATGCGGATGCGGAAGGAGCAGCAGTATTAGAAGTATTAGCTAATACAGGATTACTTAGCAGACTTATTGCGAGAAAATAGTTGTGGTATCTGTTACGCTTGTGCTTTGGATCGTGCGTGTGATGTCTGTTACGGATTGCATTCCAGGTGCTTGATAAACTTCTGTAAATTGAAAAGCATCTCCAGGATTTGTTTGAGTCCAGTTTGGTCTTTGATCTAGATTTAATCCCTGCCATGTATGCGTAGTTCCATTTATTGTTTCACTAACTGAGGTAGCTGCTGGAGTGATAGAAGATCCGTCATGCTGAATCCCTGATCCTGTGACGGAGTAAAGA